CCATTAAAAAATTATCGTACCACATTCCGTCTGTATCCTGCGGTGTTCCACCTGTGGTGGTTCGTCTGGTGTTGTCGGTGTGTAGTATGTCGTTCCCTGCTACAAATAAAACTTTGTCTATATTAAATCCTTTCGCTTTGTTTAGGATTCCTTGTAGGCCGTCTTTTGCGCGTTTAACCGCTATCTGGCTGTTGTAGTCTTCGCCTGTTTCGAATGCTGTTGCTAGTTTGCCTATGTGAAGGTCTGCAATGTCTATAACTAATAAATGCGTATCCTCGCTTTTAATTGTTTCTATGCTTCGGTATTTCGGTGCGTATTTTTTAACCTCGCTTATGCATTCGTCTTTTATTTTTTGGATCGCGTTTAGTTCTTCCTGTTTAAAGTTTGGGTTTTTAAAAAATAAACTTGCGTCTTTTGTTTTGAGCCATCCGTGTTTTACATCTTTGTCGTCTACTCCTGCTTCATCGGTTGCGTTTTTTATTCCGCGATATTGCATAAGCATTTGGATTTCGTCCTGTTTAAGTCGAAACCTTGCGCTGGTGTTTTTCATAAAAAATTTATATTAATGATTGTTTTGCGTACTTCCAAAGAAACGAAAGTAATAATCCAATTCCAACACCAACGAATAAAAGATTTAAATTTCCTTTTGGGCGGTTTTTTTTAACTTCTGATTTTGCCTTTTGGCCTTCCGCACGTGCCTTTGCTTTTTCTACGATCCTGTCTTTGTAGATTGTTTTAATCTTTATGCGGTATTCTATTTTTTTGTCTAATCTGGTTTTTGGGATGTACTCGGTTTTCCATTGCACTATGGTGTCGAAAGTCTTTAAAAAAGTTTCGTAGTATGTGGTGTCAAACTTTGTAATTAATACGCTGTCTAATTTTGTGATCGTTAAAGTGTCCGAAATATCCTCGCAAACGTAACCCTTCTTTATTGCTTTGTTCAAATGGTATTGTGCCGAACACGAATAAAGTAAAATGCTAGTAATTAGAATAAATAGTTTTGCCATTTTTTTTGGTTGCTTTTAATACTTGTTTCCTGTTTCTTTTGCTATAACTAACATGTACCCACTGCGGGTTTTCTTCGTTTCCAAATTCCCAGATTAATTGATCGAACTCTAATTTATCTTTAATAAAATTAAAACCCTTTGCTCCTATTTTAATGTCCATCGCTTCGCCTTTGCAATGCTGGCTCGTTGAACTTCCTTTGATCATTTTATTTAATTGTGTGCTGCGAAAACCCGAACTAATTTTAATCGGTGTGTTTAAGTGAATTCTCAAAGGTTCGAATACGTTTTCACACAAAAGTTTTGCGGACGCAATTTGCGACTCGTTCATCTGGTTGTTTATTCCGTGTGTTGTTGCTGTCGGTGAACTTTGAAATTCTGCAAGTGTAACGTGTGCGCTTAAATTCATTTTAATTTGTTTAGGTTGTCTTTAACTTCTTTCGCTCGCGCAAATAATAATTTTGCCGACTGCCATAGGTCTATTGATTTAACTGCTTTGTAATTTTCGTTTATGCTCATTATTTCGATGCTTGCCAAAATCAACGATAGCACTTTTGTTAGCATTAATGGAACAGAAAAAAACGTTAAAATTATTTGATTTAAAATAAAATAGTCTATTAAATAAAAAAGTATTACGGTCAGTTCGTAAAGTAATAATTTAGAAATTATTGCAGAAAGTTTGCGGGATGTAATTTGTTGTTTCTGGTGTTTTGCTTTCCATATTCCTGTCGCGGTGTCTGCTAAAATCAAAACTAATAAAAGCCCAAGTATTCCGCTAATAGGTAAGAAAAAAGAAAAACAAATAGTTAAAAGTTTCAACGCTGAATTTTTAATTGAATAAAGTAATAAAAATAATTGTGTTCTCATAATCCTAAATCTTCGAGTGCTTCCGTCAAACTGAAAGTTAAATAAAAAAATAAAGTAATCCCTGCCAAATTAATGTATAATTCTGTGCCTTGACAAATCAAAGAAAACGAAGTTAAAAACCCTGCTATAAAATATAAACCTGCTAAATAGTTACTTTTCATTTTATATTTAATTAACGTAACAAGCATTTATACCAAATACTGAACTTGAACCTTGCGAGTTTGTTCCTATTACTTCTACGGTAATATATTTTCCCGAGTCGTGATTTGCTGTTAAATAAGTACTTGCCGTATGTGGTGTTTGGTGAACTCCGTCCCGATACCATTTATACGTTAAAGTTGGTATAGGGTTTCCGTTCCAAAGATTCCAAAGAATACTAATCGTGCCTCCAACATTTATATTTTCGGTTGATAACTCGGGTTCAGAATAATTTAAAGGTGGTGCTAAAAAGTTTGTTACAATAACATTACTATCACCTTGTCCCGTGCCTACGGCATTAGTTCCAAAGACTTTACAATTTATCTCCATATCTGCGTCTGCAATAAGTAAAGTATAAGTGTTATTTGTTGCCCCTACTATATCATCTCCTAATGAAACATTATACCATTGATAAGTAAAACTTGTTGGTGAACCGCTCCAAGTTCCGTTTGTAGTTGTAAGTACATCTCCAACATTAAGATTGTTAAATGAAACTACAGGTGCTACGGTATTAACAGGTGCTGTTCCGCCTGCGGTTACTCCTACAATATCAGTTAAACCCGCCCAAGATAAAAAATGTGATTTTCCCCAATTAATTAAATTGGTCGCGCCTTTGCCCCATCCGATTGTGTTGTTTGCGGCTCCGTCTCCCCACCCGTTACTATTTGCCATTTTCTATTTTTTTTAAATAAGTCTTTAATTTAACTATGTTGACTTCTTTTGGTTTGTAAGTTTTTAAATGTACCATCCTGTGTAATTGTTGTTTGTGTCTGGGAACATATCGCTATTGCTGTTTGTGCTGTATTCTGGGAACAAACTAGTATTTAAAGTTATGTAGTCAATAAATCGCTGCGTGTAGTGTTGCGCTATTTGCGTTTCTTTCTCAATTAAAAAGTCTATTTCGTTTTTGTCTGCGGTTGTGCTGTTTTCCGAATTGTGTTTATATACTCCTTTGTTGCTTATCGTGTAAGCCGCAAATGGCAAATAATACTTCATTGCTAAATGAATAAGCATCGGCTTTAAATAAGTCGTTGTAAGCGTTAAATAATTGCCTGTTAAAGTATTTGCTACTATGTCCGCTTTTATCTTGTTTAGTAACTGCGTTCCTGTGAAATTTTGCAGGTCTGTATCTTGGGCGATTTTGATATATTGTATAAAATTATCCACGTCCACATTTCCGTTTAGTGATGTGAACTTAACTATATCCTGCCGTGTTATTAATAGTGCTTCTGCCATTATCGTGTTATTACTCTTGGTTTCTGTGGGTTGCTTGGTAAAAATCCGTAGTTATCCATGTCAACTGGTCGCTTTGCTACAAGTTCTGGGTTGCTTACTATGTATCCGCTTATCGCGGCTTTTAATTGTCCTATTTTTTTTGCTTCATTTATATTAATTCCTTTTCCTAAAGGAACAACATAAACTTGTTTATTCCAACGATGATAGCAATTTCCACCGCCTTTATATAACCATATTGAATACGTTGATGCGCCTTTTGCCCCCCATCCTTCATTTACTGCAACATCGCCCATTGCTAAAATATCTTCTTTGCGATAAACTTTATTTGCGCTTATCATTTGAGTACAAAAGGGTCTTGTTTTTTCATTTATTGCACCTACATATTTATAGCGAACAATAAACTTCATTTGTTTAATAATCTTATCTTGTGCGCTTGTTATGTTTGGTCGTGCTTGTCCTGTGCTAATTAAATTAATTGCTTTACTTAATAAACTTTGTTTAGGTTCTTTACTTAATAGTTCGTTTTCTTCATCGTCCGTATTGTAGTCAACTTCTTTTTCGTCTATTAAAATCCAATTGTCTTGTGGTTCTTCGCCTAAATCAATTAACGGGTTTGTGTGTGCGCTTAATTCTGTTCCTGTTTCTTCAGCAACTTGTTCTGCGTTCTGCGTGTTTTCCAAGTCTGTAAATTCTAACGGTTGTAGCGTTCTAAAAAATAATTTTAAAGCAACGCCGTTGTATGCTAGGATGCTATCGAATGCGTCTAGTAGTTCTTCTTGGAATGGTCGAATAACCATATTGTCAAAAAGCACGGATGAATTTTTTAATTCGTCTGCGTTTGAACTGAACCCGTTTGTTGAAGCAACCCCGAATAAAAGCGGGCTTGTTATGTTGTGGCCTAACATTATTTTTTTTAAGCATTCATCGCTTAGGTATTCATAATGGCTTGGCGCGTCATTTAAAGGTATGTCTTCGACCGTTGTTTTTGATTCTGCGTTGTTGTTAAATGCCACTATTACTTTTTGCCCCCTGCTCCCTGTTAGTTTGCTTAAAACTTTATTTGAAATAATATTTTGTTGTTTGATAGTAGTATCATCAGCGACTTTACAGATGTTATAGAATTTAGAGGTGAGTAGTTTAGATCTTAAGTCTAGGTAGTTGATTTGATTGTTTTTATTGTTTGGTGATTGTTGTTGGTCTTCGTTTTTGTC